GCAACCGTTTCAAAGTCATCAAAAATTGGTGAAATTTCCTACGGTTTTGCACGTCAAAAATTAAGTGGTGGCGGCACAACTCAACAGGTTTGGGGCGGTTATGAATTTGGATCGAATCGCTACAAGCAATTTCCAGTCTGGTCAGGCCGTGAAGGTCGCGGCACCCGTGGTTGGTTTATTTATCCGACATTGAGAGCCGTTCAGCCTGAAATTGTAAAAAAGTGGGAAGAAGCGTTTTCAACGATAGTTAGGAAGTACAACTAATGGCTGGTAGTCGTACCCTTAAACTTTCGATTCTTGGCGACGTTGACGGACTTAACAAATCGCTCAAAACCGCGTCGGGTGACGTTGATTCATTTGGCGACAGAGTTGGTAAAGCAGGCATTGCCATTGGTAAAGCATTTGCCGCAGCTGCCGCCGCCGCTGGTGCTGCCGCAATTGCCATTGGTGTCGAAGGCGTCAAAGCTGCAATCGCTGACGAAAAAGCACAAACACAATTGGCCTTGGCTTTAGAAAACGCAACAGGTGCAACACAGGCACAGATCAAGGCAACCGAAGATTCAATCCTGCAAATGTCATTAGCGACGGGTGTTGCTGACGACGAGCTACGTCCAGCATTAGGTCGTTTGGTTAGATCGACGGGCGACATTACAAAGGCGCAGGATCTTTTGGCAATTGCTCTTGACGTCAGCGCAGCAACTGGCAAGCCAGTCGAGGCAATTTCAAACAGCCTGAGTAAGGCATACGACGGGAACACCGCCGCCCTTGGCAAACTAGGCGTCGGTCTGTCAACAGCTGAGTTAAAAACAATGTCATTTGAAGAAGTGCAGGGTCGTTTAACTGAATTGTTTGGTGGCGCAGCTGCAAGAAATGCAGACACTTATGCAGGCAAAATTGCACGTGTTCAAGTTGCATTTGGTGAAGCAAAAGAAGCTGTCGGTACGGCCTTGCTTCCAATTCTTGACACACTTTTAAAATTTATTAACAACAACGCATTGCCGGCCATTAACGCATTTACTGACGCGTTTAGCATTACTGGCAGCGACGGTTTTGGAAAAGTTGTAACCGACGTTGCTGGTATTTTGAAAAGCATTGTTACGCCAATTTTTGAAGCGTTTAAAGCTACATTTGACAGAATTAAAAAAACCGTTGTTGAAAATAAAGATGAGTTTGAAGCCTTTTTTGCGGTTGTTAAAGCTGCGGCACCTGTCGTCGGTCGCGTATTAGGCGACGCGTTCAAAGTCATTGGTGTAGTTGCAGACGCCACCCTCAATGTCATTGCCAATGTTTTAGGTGCGCTTAAGCCATTGATCAACGCTGCTATCGACGGCGTCAACATTCTTATCAAAGGACTTAACTTAGTGAAGCCAGGTGCAGACATTGCACCGATTTCCAAAATTGGCGGTGGATCAGGTTCAACGGTAACGGGTGCTTTAGGCAATTTCAGCATGTCAACAGGAACAGTGTCAGCAAGCACAACGCCAACGACCGTTTCCACAGGTGGCATTACAACAATTAGTAGTGGCGGAGTTACGACAAGTAGTGGTTTAAGCACGGGCGGTGGTGCCACAGGCGCGGTTGCTACCGTTGCAGCAAAGGCAGCTGCGGCAATCACAAACATTGCTGGCGCATTTGATAACTTCACAAGTGGCACAACAACGCTTGCGGGCATTGAAGCTGCGTCAACCCGTGGTTTTCCATTTGGCACGTCAGGAGTTAACACCAACACATTGGCAGGAATCATGGCAGCTTCAGGCACGACCATAAACGTGAACGTCAGTGGGGCAATAGACGCCGAAGGCACAGCGCGCACAATTGTTGACACATTAAACAACAGCTTCTATCGCGGCACAGGTGGCGCAACTAACCTGCAAATCGCATGAGTCAATGGAATCCAGTTTGGCTGGTTGAAATCGACGGCATTGAATACACCAACGCGGTTTTGGCAAATTTGGTTATTCGTAGCGGCCGAACAAACATTTACGAACAGGCGCAGGCGGGTTACGTCAATCTTCAGCTAATCGACGTCAATCAAGCTGCAATCCCAGTTTCGATAAACTCAACAATTGGCGTTTCAATCAGAAACACTTCAGGCACGTTTGTGCCTATTTTTGGCGGCAACGTGGTTGACATTGGTTTGGAAGTTCGTGACGTAGGTTCAACCATGTTTACTCAGACTTACAACCTAACCGCTTTAGGCGCATTGGCACGTTTGCCAAAAGTTATCTATACAGACGCAATTGCACGTGATTTTGACGGTGATCAAATTTATGAAGTTTTGCGAGCAACCGTATTTCAAACATGGGCAGAAGTGCCAGGTGCGCTAACGTGGGCAACATACAATCCAACGACAACGTGGGCACAGGCTGGCAATACTGGACTTGGTGAAATCGATCGTCCAGGCAATTACGACCTATCTGCCCGCCCTGGGAATGCTGATCCGATTGACGTTTATTCATTGGTTGCAGCACTGGCAACATCTGGGCTTGGCTATCTTTACGAAGACGCCCAAGGCCGTATTGGTTACGCCGATTCAACGCACCGCACAACTTATCTTTCAGCCAACGGTTATGTTGATCTTGATGCCAGGCATGCTCGCGCAGCTGGTTTGCGCATTGAAACTCGCGTCGGTGATGTTCGCAATGCCATAACAATTAAATACGGCGCAAATAGTCAAAATGACGTATCGGACAGCGATTTAGCCTCAATTGCTTTGTATGGAAATCTTGGTCAAGTCATAACCACAACATTGCATGACGCAGCTGACGCGACCTCACAAGCTGCATTTTATTTGTCCTTGCGTGCTAACCCTCAGCCTATCTTTAGCGAAATCTCTTTTGACCTGACAAACCCTGAAATTGACAATGCTGATCGCGACAAGCTAATCAACATTTTTATGGGTGAAGCAATTGCCCTGCAAAACCTGCCGTTAAATATGAACTCAGGGACATTTCAAGGCTTTGTCGAAGGCTGGTCGTTTAGAGCTTCCTACAATCAACTTTCGGTGACTTTGTTATTGTCGCCACTGGCTTACTCATTGCAAGCTATGCGTTGGAATGACGTACCAGTGACAGAAACATGGGCAAGCGTGTCGCCGACTTTAGACTGGGCAAATGCCACAATAGTGGCTTAATGAAAGGAAACTCAATTGGCAAACCCGACCACGAATTATGGTTTTGTTCTACCCACGTCTAGCGATTTGGTCACGGACCTTCCAGCCGATTTTGACGTTGCGTTGCAGGGCGTTGATACACGTTTGAAGGCATTACAACCAGGTACGACGCTTGGCGATCTTGCGTATTCATCAGCAACAGCAAACACAAACACGCGGCTAGGTATTGGAACAACAGGACAAGTTTTGACAGTCGCAGGCGGTGTTCCAAGTTGGGCGGCGGTAAATGCAGCGGCTTACACGTCACTTGCAAGCGGTTCAATTACCAACGGACTTAGCCTCACATCAATTAGCGGCAGTTATACCGACCTTTATTTAGTTATCAACAATGCAGCACCAACAGTTACAGATCAAATGGGCATAAGAATAAATAACAATTCAACTGCCACTGATTATGTAGGAATTTCAATGCGAAACATTACGGGAACGGGCGCAGCTGTTGTGCAAAGTTCATTTGCTTATGTTGATGTCACGGTAGGTTCTAGCGTTGCTACCGCATCAACAGACAATTCTTGGGTAGTGTATTTTCCAAACTATGCAGGAACGTCAAATTGGAAAACTGCTTTTTCCAGCGGTGGGCATAATAACAATTTATCAACCTTTACAAGTGGTTTTAATTCTACTCTTTTTAAGTCCACATCTGCAATTAATAGATTAGATTTTAAGACTGCTGGCTCGGACTGGAAAAATCAAGGCACCTATGTACTTTACGGAGTTAAATAATGAGCAATCCAACAGTAACTATTCACAATGTTGAAACAGGCGAAATTGAAACGCGTGAAATGAACGAGCAAGAATTACAGCAATGGACAACGGAAAAAGTTGCCAATGATGCAATCAAAGCAACTGAGGCGGCTAAAGAATTAGCCAAAGAAGCCGCACAGGCTAAATTGGCAGCGCTTGGTTTAACCACTGAAGACTTGAAAGCCTTAGGTTTGTGAGCATTTATCCGCAAGGCACAAACGCAAGGTTGATCGAAGTCGCAGCAGCTGAAGTCGGCAC